AGGCAGTGGTGTGAATCAAATGGATATGTTGGGGTTAGTAAGGAATGTGTTTTAAGTGCATTTCAATCTCCTGATCCTAAAATACAACAACTTGCAAAACGCAAGAAATTAGAAGGGCTACTGCCCACAACTGAAGGGAAATAAAATGGTAAAGAAAGAAAAGAAAGATAGAAAATCTTATTTAAAACGTATGGTCAGGAGTACAGGTAGCCAACAATATTCAAAATATGGTGATTATGACCCCTCCGATGTACACGAGGGAAATGCTACTCTAGGTGCTTATACTTTTAAGGATGCACCAGCCACGGCTATAGCTTCATATGGTAGGGCTGTCAAAGTAGGTCACGGAAAATCTTTTTTTAGGTTTCAAGGAAAGCTGTATCGGACTACAAACACAAGTGGTACAACTAGTGAACAGGTACAAGTTTAACAAATAACAAATAACTGACCAACTCAGGAAGGAGTGTCAAATGTCAAACAGTAACTATAACGCAATTGAATTAACCGAAGCAGAAGTACAAGCTTTGGAGAACCCAGACATAGAATTAGAGACCACAGAGTCTCCATCTGATGATAAAGCATCAGAAGCAACTACAGAGGAAACTTCCCTTACAGCTAACGCTGGAGAGGAAGTAACTGAATCTATAGATGTAGATAACTTTGAGATTGATGGTAAGGATTATTCCCGTGACCAGATTCTCCAGTGGCGTGAGGATTCTACCAACCGAGAAAGTTGGCAGAAATCAAACACAGAAAAAGCCCAAGGGTTATCAAAGTGGAACAAGTTAGCAGAAAAGATTCAAGAAGACGAATCGTTTCGTAATCATCTCAAGGATTTTTACTTTGATGATCCAGAAGCTGTAAAGGCTCTTGGATTAGACGGGGATATGGAAATCCCCGGACAAGATGAAATCGTTGAAACTCCCAGTGAAATTGAGAGCCGTTTAGATGTTCTTGAGGAAATTGAGGGTGAACGTGTTATGGAACATCGTGTGGATCAGTTAGATGGCGTGTTGACCAAGCTGGAAAACGCTAACCCGGATTATCTTGGTGATCAAGATAAGGTATCCGAATTTCTGGAATTTGCAGATAGCAATAGCCAGAGATTCTTAGAAAATGGTATGCCAAATCTGGAAAGTGCATTTAAGGAATGGTCATACGACCAGATGCAGGAGCAACTTGCCCACTATAAAAAGTTAGATGAAAATGGTAAACGCAATACAGGGATTATCAATACATCTGAGCTTGGGGCTAAGGAAATTAAATCCGATAAAAAGCTTCAGAGCTGGAAACAGATTACTATGGAAGACCCTGATATTGCAAAATATTTTGATGAATAATCAAGAAAGGATGGTTACTTAAATGGCTTTAAGTACAAGTGTAAGTGCTCTCACGAGAGAGAAGTTTATGCCATTACTCATAGACAACATTTATGACAGCAACATCTTATGTAGTAAGCTTCTTCGGAATGCTGACAAATTAGATGGTGGTGTTAAAATAAATGTTCCAGTTGAGGTGGCAAAAAATGGTAACAGTGGTTGGTTAGCTCCCGGTGGTTTAGGGACTACAGCACAGGCTAAAACAGATATTGCTGACAAGGCAGTATATGACTGGTGCACAGCTTATAACTCTGTTATTATAGATGGTACAGAACAACATATCAATCAGGGATCAAATCAGGTTCTATCAATGCTCACTGCAAGTATGAAATCAGCAGAAAAAACATTGAAAGACCTTTTTGGAACTGCTTTGTTTGCTGAGGATACTAGCTCTGTTGCTAATCAGATTACGACCTTGAATGGTAGAGGTGTATATGATGGTGCTTCAAATGTTGCGGCTACTATTTTGGCACACGATAACGGTAACGGTTTAATCCACGATTTTACTGGATTATCTGGTACTATTCTTTTCGTTCCAGAAGGTGCTATAGCTGAGAGTATTATCGGTTACGATCGTAGTTTAGCTGGAATCACTTCTGCCACTGCTGGTACTAACGACTACTGGAACTCTAACCTCGGCACGTTCGAGTGGGCTTCTGGTAAAGTTGCTGGTGCTTCAGGTGGAGCGGCATTGACGTTGGATGGTGCGAATGATACCGGTGCACAAAGCTTTGCAAACTTCTGTAGTACGACCTCAGGGGTCGCAGAAGGAATCAAGGCTATGACTCAGATGTATCAAGCGTGCTCAATTGACAACGATCAACCTGACATCATAATCACAACCCCGGTACTTTACTCAGCTTATGAAACTGCTTTGCAGGCTAATAAACGCTGGGAAGGTAACGCTACTGATGGTGATGCTGGATTTCAGTCTTTGAGATTCAAAGGTGCAAGTGTTTACCCTGATTCACATTGTCCTGATGGGCAAATGTATTTTCTTAATTCTCGTTACTTGGACTTCAAAGTTCACAGCAAAAGAAATTTTGCTTTTGAAGATTTCAAGCCAATGGAAGTTAAAGATGGAATACAAGCCAGAATCTTCTGGATGGGTCAGTTAACAACAAGTAATCCCAGAATGCAAGGGATGCTTGTTGGTGGTGCAACTGGTTACTAAAAGGTGATTAGTTAACTGTAAAATAATCCTGATGGGGGGTGGTGGTTGAACTGGTGTTCTCCTTACCACCCTCTTGAGGGACGAAAGGAAAAATGGCATATAGTTATAATTATAATACAGGATTAGGGACAACGGCTAATCCCGGCAACGTAAAAATCCAAAACGTAGTGATTGGGTATTACAAGCGTACTGGTAAAGTTGTCTGTGAGTGTGATGCCCGTGGACGGGATTGGAATACTGGTGATTCAGATGAAATAACAGCATCCATTTTATATGGTGGAGCCGTTAAGAAGACTCAGGATTTAACCGTAACTGATGTATGGAAACGTCAGACAGTGGAATGGGAAGCTGGTAAGGATGCTGAGGATTCAACCTGTCAAAATCTGCAAGATTTAGGAAGTGTATCAGTGACCCTGCGTGTGGATGATGAGAATGATTCAAGAACAGATACAGCCCATACAGTAAACGTAGACCTTGATCCTAACGAATACCATTTAACGCTTGTAAATCCACCATCATTTGGGGATGATTCAACTCCCGATATTGTATGGAGTTTAACAGATTTAGCTTCAGAGCAAAAGATATTTGCGATAGTAACTGTAGGAGAAGCTACATCGTTTGTTACAACGGTGACATTTACCGATGGCACAACGGCATCAGGTCTTACATCCGGGTACATCAATTTAAACGGAGTAACATATTCAGATTCTAGTTTGTCTTTCAGCTCAACAGATGCTACTAGGGCTTATTGGAAAGAAGCCGATACATACACAATAACAGCCCCAACTATGTCTGCTGGGGATAATTCATACACGCTGGCACTTAACTGTACGGCAGTTTAATAAAGGAATAAAAAATGGCAAATTTAGATACAAAAACAATCAGTGCTGGTGTAGGTGATATTCTTGCAATTGATGGAGGAGTTGATGCAACCACATTCAGACAAATAAAATCAGGGGATGGTGATATATCTCCCCTTTGGATAACCCAGAAAAAGGTTGTATCAAAATCAGCAACAGATATAGCAAGAACATTTGAAGTGCAGGATAACTCTGGAAATCCTATTCTCTCTGTAGATAGTGTAACTAACAAAGTCGGTATTGGGGATGCTTCACCAGCTCATTTATTGTCTATACAAACTAGTGGTACTGATGTTCAGGGTGGTATATCTATAAATGCTGGTGGTTTAGATTATCGTTTTATAAATATGATGGTAGCTGAAAATGATAACAATATAAATAGTATCTTCTGGGATGACTCCGATCATTTAGCTTTTGGAGATGCTGGTATTGATACAGCTTCAGCTCCTGCTACTACACATATGACAATACTTTCTGGCGGAAATGTCGGTATTGGGACTGCTTCACCAGATACTAATCTAGAGGTAACTTCTGCATCTGCTGATTCTGAACTTACTGTTACAACTTACCACAATTCAGCTACTATAAATTCTGTGTTAACGCTACGAACTGCTGATGGGTCAGGCGAGGGAAGTGAAGGAGAAATAGAAGCTGGAGATTTTCTTGGCGTAATTAGATTCAATGGATACGACAATGATAGTTGGGTAGAGGGTGCTCAAATAAGAGTCTTAGCTGAGGAAACTTGGGATGCAAATTCAGCTGGTACACATATGTCATTTCATACAGTTGATTCTGGAGTTAACAGTCAAACTCTTGATGAACGTATGCGTATTGACCACAATGGCAATGTCGGTATTGGGGATGCTTCACCAGATGCACTTTTATGCCTTAATCAGGGTGCTACCGATACTTCAATTCTTACCTTTAAATCATCTGATGTGACACACGGAATGACTGACCTTCTTGAAACTGATAGTTATTGTCGCTTTTTGAAAATTGCAGATGATTATGGTGGTTTAAAAATAGATGCGTTTGCTGAAACTGGGCAAACCTCATCCATAATAATAGAGGGCAATGGTGTAGACGATGACGGTACAAGGTCAACTAGTGCAAGAGGAAACATTGAATTACGTAGTTATGCAAAGTCTAGTGCTACTCACACAGCTATGGCTGGTGACCAGAATATGGTTGTTATTAGCAATGCCACTACTGCTAGATATATTTTTGATAGTGATGGAAGTGCACACGCAGATATTGAGTGGGTTGCTTTTTCAGATAGTAGATTAAAAACAAGCGTTGAAGATATTCCATATGGACTCGCTGAAGTATTGCAATTGCAACCAAAAAGATTTGATAAACAATCTGGATATTTTGATGATTCTGGAAATATTATATTAGAAGATAATAAGCGAAAAATGATTGGGTTTATGGCTCAAGATATTAAAGCTCTTATCCCAGAAATGGTAAAAGATATTGATGAAAATCAGTCTTTCTATGCAATGGATGATGGAAAGCTTATAGCAGTATTAGTAAAAGCAGTACAAGAATTATCGGTTAAAGTAACAGCCTTAGAAAACGCATAAAAAAGGAGTAAAATGAAGTTCAAAAACAAACAGAAACCAGTGGAAACCCCTCCAATGGAGACTCCAGCAAAAACGATGTCGGTAGGTCAACTTCAGGATCATCTGAAGAATCTGCAAACTCAGATGGTGGAAGCTCAGACAAAAACAGTGATGCTTCAGGGAGCAGTTCAGATGGTGGAATTACAGATTAGGGAGTTAAATCCTCTGGATACTCAGGAGGATAATATTATAACTAAGAATGGAGTGAACTAAAATGACAGGAACAGAAATGAATAGCAATCTGGGATTACGGCTTGAAGACCCAGCACAGAGTGTATTCACAGAAGCATCAAAGGTTGATGCAATCAATATCTCTATGCGTACAGTATGTAATATGCTTGATAACGGCTATCTGACTGAGATGGAACGGATTATTCCCGATGAGGGGCTTTCAAGTGGTAGTGTAACATTCTCAGAAGCTGGTATTACACCAATTCGGGGTGGAATCACGGGGATATATGATGAGACTAACGATAAGTGGTGCACTATGGTTGAAACCAAGGATTTGAAACGACTTGAAAATGCATATTTATCAGGCACAACATCCAACCCGGTAGCCTATGTTTTTCAAAAAACAATATATGTAAAACCTACATCGGTAGCCTTGATTGATATTTGGTATCTCACAGAACCAACTGATTACGTGGCTGGTGCTATAACTGCTGAGTGCGAACTCAATCCAGCACTACACGAACTGGTTTTAGACTTTTCCGAAGCACAGCTCTGGCGAATGGATGCTAAAAGTGATCGTGCCCAATCTGCCTACAACAATGCACTAAACCAAGTGAAGATATTGAATGAACGGTATCAGTTTGAGAAGCCTGAAGGCATAGGTACGAAGGGTAGATGATCCAGCAAATCCCACTAGATGGGGGGCTGGTCACACAAGTTGATCCTGAAGAAGTTGGTATCAATGCCTGTACAGAACTCATAAATGCCGAGTTTGATAAGCCCGGTATAATCTATAAGCGTAAAGGTTCTGCCAGTGGAGTTGATACCAATAAAACTTTCCTCTCAATTTTCAGATGGGTCAATCCGTATTTCACTTCAAGTATTACGTGGATAGGATTAGATTCAAGTGGTGAGATTTGGTCTAGCTATGACCTAATAACTTGGACATCACAAACTGATTTGAATGTGGCTGGTGCTCGTATATATAATCACGGTACTTTTTTAAGAGTCGCTGGTGGTACTACGGTTCAGCCCAGAATCATTCAAGATATAGATAGAAGTTTCTTTCACGATGGCTCATCATTCTTATTTGCCTATGATAACTTGCACGTTGGACTTCCCCCAAAATATCCCACAACATTTGAGATAGATACTGATGCAACAAAGACCAAAATAAATCTAGGTGGAGGTGGAACACTCCCATTCTCAAATGATGCTAAATCTTGCTTTTATAAATTTACCCCGGTGTTTGATGGGAATCAAGAATTACCGTTTAGCGATAATTATCACGCCTTTGCAATAGCAGTACAAGACCCGGTAGCTTCAGATTCCAATGTTCAATTACGGTTAAAATTAGATGAGGATGATTTTGACCCACGGATCACTTCAATCAATATGTATAGAGCTATTACAGATGGGATGGTTCCTGATAATTCTTTATACAGAAAAATTGATTCATTTCTCTTAACAGAATCTACAGTTCAGCATTGGATTACCGGAAACGCATCTACTGGCAGGAAGGTATTTAGTGGAAATGCTGAAATAGGTGCACTTGTTGTTGCTGGAGCTTCCAAACTATATTGGGCAGATAGTAGTGTGACGTTATTAGCCCAAACTGACCTACATACTTCGGGAACTG